ATTGAGACGCTATGGAAATTAGAGAGATGTTAGAGTAACCATGATATTTATTTCGATATTGTGTGCCTCTTGTTGGATGGATAGCTAAATTACTTGATGGAGCTGTAAATTTAAGTTCATCACCATAAACACCTGAACCACTTGTGTAGAACATAACATTTAGTGAATCCCAATGACTTTGAGATGGGTGATTTACTGAACCAGAAACTATTTTATGATTTACAATACCAATAGAGGAAGTTGTAAGGTTCTGAGTATAATTTACAATATTACTCTCGATTAGTGTTGATGATTTATCAATCTCTCCGAATACATACATAAGAACCCATCAATTAATAAGTTAGTTTTACTTTAATTGTTGCCTCTGAAGTAAAGTTTTTCTTTAATGGTGTTGAAAGATTTCCTACAGCTACCATATCACCATTTCTATTATACAATTGAACTGATGATATAAATGAAGTTGGATTACTTCTCATTGTTTTTTGTCTTAATTCATTTAATGAACCTGAAACAAATGTTGGATTGTTTGAGAAATTCATTTGTCCACTTCTTACTCTACAGAAATATTGAGCACTTACTTGGTCTTCTTCATCTCTAAATGTCATAGTTCCACCAGTGTTTAAACAATTTATAAGTCTTAAAGCAGTTTTTGTATTAGCTACTGATGAAGTTGAATATGCAAAACCAAGATGTTTTCTTTGACCAAATTGAACTGCTGTACTGTGAACATCTACACTTGAACCACTACCTGGAATTGAAGCAGATAACTCTTGAGCACTTAATACTAATACACCTGCATCTGGATAAAAGAAACCATAATTTTTATAAGTAGCACCACTACCACTAATTGTTCCAGCTGCACCACTAACAATATTATATCTATCACCAACAGGAGTTGAAGTAGGAGATTCATTCGCACTATCATCTGTTAATGAAAGAGATGCAGTTACATTAGAACCAATAATAGAAGAAAAAGAACCACTAAATAATAATGTCCAAGTTCCTTTATTAATTCTATCTTTCATATTACCTCTTCTAGCAGACATAACATATATTTCTTCATCTTTACCAGTTGAAACAGCAGAATTACTTCCAGGAGAAGAAATAAAGAATCCACCAGTTACTTCTGTAGGAGCCAAAAGTAAACTAGCATATTTTTTATAAATAGCTTCTGTTGGAGGTTTTATATCGCCACCATTATTATTAGAACCATATCCATTTGTACTACCAAATGCCACATTAAATTCTTGAGTTGTTAATGTTGCACTATTTGAAATACCAAAAAAATATTTTTCATTTGTATCTGTTAAAGATGATGATCTTATAGTACTACCTTTTAATGATGTCGAACCATCCGAAAAATATGGAGAAGTTACTTTCTCTGTTTGAGAAATTTTATCCATTCCCTCCGTTGAATCTAATCTTATATTTCCGCCTGCTATAGCCATTTATTTATCTCCTAAATTATTTTAATTACCTGAACGAACTGTTGAAAGTACCGCTCTTGGATTTTTTGTCGCATTATTAATAACTCTAAATGAAGCATATGCACCAGTTTCAATATGAACCACATATACATTTGTTTCTTTACCTTTAGTATCTTGTGGTATTGGTCTTAAACCAAAACCTTTACCACTAAATCCATACTGTTGAGCAAATGGGATGTCTTGTTCATTTAAAAATTGTCTACTTGTTCCACTTAAATTTTTCATAATTGAACCATCTGTTTCAAGAAGTGATGGGTTTTGGATAACATAATAATATGAAAATCCTTGTATAGTTGCTCCATTACCATTTGAATAACCAACTAATTGAACACTTATGTCTCTATAAACACCTATGTCTGCATCTTTTAATGTTAAAAGATTAGCACCTTGAGAATCTAAATTACCCAATGTAATTGCAGGAATAGCAACTGTGTTTTGATTTAAACTTATTAGTCTATTTCTTAAATTATGTTCTGAATGAACACTTGCTTCCAACATTGGTGTATTCTCAATAGCTTCACCATATTTAGCTGAACCACTCGGATGAGTTGGATTCCATAAAGTATAATCTACCTGTGTGTCTGAAAGTGTGAATGAAGTGATATTTAAATTACCACCATTTTTTAAAATTTCTCTACCTTTTTTTGTTAAGACTGCATCAACCGTAATTGATGAATTATCTAAATATCCCATTTTTTATCTCCTAAATTTCGAAATACTTTAATTCATATATAAATATAAATAAAATAAAAAAATACTCGAATTTAAATTAACCATAAATTATTTTATTATCACTACCCTTTGTTGGATTACCACTACCAACTTTAATTTGATTCTCACCACCAGTTACTTTTACTCTATAGAATGAAGCACTTGAGTAGTCTTCATATCTTACATTTAAAGTTCCTGGATTTGTGTTCTGTGTTCCTTCAATCATTTGTTCTTTAAATGGTTGACTAAATTTGGTAATATGATTTTCTGGTAAAGTAATAGTACCATCAGAACCAGTTCTAAAGTATCTTGTTTTACCCATCATTCTACCTGTTTGGTTTGTATTCGCTCCACCAATTAAAGATTCATAACTTACATCTGCATGAACGCCTGTATCTATCATTAATCTATTATGGAAATTTTTAGTATTTGAAAAATTAGAGCTATTTGATCCTGAATAAAACTCATTGTCACCAATAGCGTGAAATACAAATCTTGTATCTATATGATAAGTATTATACTTATCAGTAGCATTAGTAGAACCTGTATTAAAGTAATTTATAAAGTACACATCGTTTACACCTCTTCCCCAATTATCGTGTATATTTACAAAAGATTTATTAGCGTGAGAAGCGTAATCAATAGAACCAGAATGAGGTAGAACCACAGTTGAACCTGAAAATGATGGTAGTGGTGATAATGAACCTGATTTAGGTCTTTCATAAGTTGTAGTGTTTGTAACATTAACACTAATTGAACCTGTTTTTGGTTGTTCATAAGTTGTAGTGTTTGTAATATTAATACTAACTGAACCTGATTTTGGTCTTATGTATTCCGATGTTAATGAACTTACAACTGGATTAATACTACCTGTTATTGTATTTGGATTTACTTCAACACTATGTTTTTCATGTTCATATTTTTGTTTTTCTAATATGGTTGGTTTTATCTCAACACCAAAATTAGAATTTCTATCACTAAATGTTGAACGAGCTGGAACTAATGATTTTATTCCCTCAGCTATAGAACTATTAAACATACTTTCATGAGCTCTTATGAATTTATTAACATCAACTTCTATTGGATGAGCATTAAAGAAATTTTCTCTAAAAGTATTAAACTCATCATATGATTGAGAATAATAATTAATTGGATTTCCATATAATTTTTCTAAATTAAATCCACTTAAATTATCTAAAATAAAATTATCAACGAATGTTTGTGGTGAACGATATAATTCCAACTTAGGTGATGTTTTAAATAATGGTTTACTATTTTCTTGTGTTAATGGTTTAACTGATGATTGTAATGGACTTAAATCAGAAACAATATTTTTTCTTGGATTTATTAAAATTGTATTATCATTTCGTTTAGAAATATTATCTTGTAATGTTAATGTGTTTTTATCCACATAGTCAAAATTATAAACAGAACCTGTAAAAAATGTATCAGCTTTTTTAGTAAAATTATAATTAGAATAATTTATTGTTGGTGAAGAATCAAAAATTGTCATATTTTGAGTCGAAGATGATATTGCATGAGAAACACTTGATGTTAATTCAGTTTCTAATCCATAATTTTCATTTAATTTAAAATGATAAACCAATTCATCTTTGTGAGAATTAATTGTATTACCAACAGTGGAAAATTTATTCAATGTATGTTGTCTGAATTTAGATGTACTTAATGCAGTAGCCCAACCTCTTAATTGGGATAAGGAACCAGTTAAAGTTTCACCAACAAATAAGTTAGATGATGATAATGGATGTCTTGAACCACTTGACATCCAATTTTGATTAGCTAAATTATTACTATCTATACTTATCCCACCACTAACTGACATTGTTATATAATTATAAGTTTTTATAGTTTTACTATCTTGTAATGAACTGTGTAATCTATATTCATTTGTAATATTTGTTGATGTGCTACTAGTCATTCTTTGTAACATTACATTCCACAATTGACCATCTAAAATTTTAGAATAATTAGTTGACATTGATACAGCACTACCAGTAATGTTTAATGAACCAGTTTCTGAATTATTTAATCTAAATTCAAATGATGAACTAACTCCATCTGAACTTGGAATTAATCTTAAATCCCACAAATCTTCATTACCACTACCACTACTATGTAAAATTGTTTGTGTTTGTGTTGTATCAGTATGTTTATAAACAAATTGAATTGTATTTAGATTTGCACCATTCATCCACCAGTCTAAATTTAAAATTCTATTATCTTTAGAACCAAATCTATAATTATGTAATATTTTTCTGTCTGTGTTAAATGAAAAACTTCCACTTACACGACTTAAATCTAAATCAACTCCACTACTACTTGGTGGGGTATTTAGAAAAACTCTTGGATTTGATTCTTCTGTTGAACCACCAAATTCTTGAAATTCTAAAACATCAGGTGGATAACCATAAGTGTTTAAAAGTGCTCTAACTGAATTTTTTGTTCCTTTTGATTTGTAAATGTATATTAAATTATTAAGTGTTTTTCTCCAAGTATTATTTTTTATATCATCAATTGAAGTAACACTTGTTAAATAATTTCCTAATGTATTTTCTAAACTTCCGCTAAATGGATTAATAGCTTCCCAACCCATATTTGATAACAACATTGGTAATGTATTATCAGGTGGTGAATCAGTTTTCTTATATCCCCTTTTATGAATTGTACCCATTGAATCAATATGGTTTCTAATTAAATCATATTGTTCACCTTGTAGATTTAAAAAGTCTTTCATATCATTGTAGTCGGAACTCTCTTGAATGTAAAGAGGTAAATTGTTTTCAAATGAATGTATGTTATCAGTATCAAAGTTTTCTGCTTTTGTTAACATATCATTATACCAACTAGTCCACTCAGTTGAAGTTGTTTTATAAACATTATCAAATGGTAATACATTTGTTGGATTCTGTAATGTGACTTTAACATCAGTCATAAATGATGATGTTACTTCACCCAAATCACCTTGAAAATAAATCCTAAATAATTCACCCGCTGGCATACAAGATCCTTTAAATGGTGCACCACTTTGTGTTACAACAGTTGTTGGATACCTACCTGTAGAATCTTTTATTTGATAAGAACCTGTTTTAACACTTCCATTTAAAATCGTTATACTATCATCAGAAACAAAACCTTCACCACCAATATCTGATGGTAAATCTGCAAAATCTATACCTTGATTTGGTATCCAATATGATTGAGAAGTTTGATAAATAAATCTTCTATATTCACTTCCTGTAATTGTTGGAACTTGAAGAGAATTTTGATAAACTACAGATTTTGGTAATGGTATACGAAGTCCATTAATATTATCTCTTTGTCCAATTTTATCCCATTTTAAACCTGTACTTCCACCAGCAGATATGATAGCATCACCTTTTAATACAAATGATAAATAAATTGAACCACTATAATTAAAAAATGGTTTTTCTTGTACACGATAAGTATTAGAAAATAAATCAATTGTAGAATCTACTCTAGGATTAAGTGATGAATCGGTTGTATGTTGATAAACAACATTAAAGCCATCGTGATTATTTAAAACTACTAAATCATCATTACCAACAGGTGCTCTATTTGTGTGTGCATAATTTTTTAAAGCAGGAGCTGATGCTGTTGATTCACTTTGAGCATCATAGTATAAAAATCTTTCATAAGGTGAAAATGTTTTTATTTCTTTATTAATTTTATCAAATAAATTTTTTCTGTTTTGAATTACAAAAGTTGAATCACCATTGATTGAACTTGATATAGAAAGTGAACTTGATATATCAGAATAGTAAGATTGAATAGTTGTAATTTTTGTGTTAAAATTTTCTAATTTCTTTTTAGCAGAACCAAAAAATGTATGGTTAGCAAATTCATTAAAATCTGTATTTAGATTTGGATAATTGTATTCACTGGATGATATTAAATTATCTAATGTAAGACTATCAAGTGAACCACTTAATTCATCATAGTTTTCAAATCCAATATTATTACCATCAGGATTTATCCAATTCTCTTGTGCATCTGGTAATAAACCATCACCAAAAAATACATCAGGTACATCAGAAAAATAAAATATGTCTTGAGTTAAAGTTGTTAGAACTTCTTCTTCAAGTGTAACCATTGATAGATTTCCAACATTAGTTGGTAATGGTTCGTAAAGTTTTAAAATTAAAGATTGATTATCCGAACCATCCGTTACTTTATCGAATTGATAGTTCATTATTCTAATATGGTCACCAGTTCCAATATTCAATACATGTCCGAATTGATATTTGGTTAATGTTTGATTAGGAGTGCCTAATTTTCTATTAAGTGCTTCGGTTATAGTATCAATCGTACTTGAGTTATTTTCAATGGGTGATAATTCACCATTTGGATTTAATAATTTTAAACGAACTTCTTTTCTTGAAGTTGAAATTTGTTTTATAATAAATGGATAAATATTTTCACTTGATGGATTTAATTGTCGTAAAAAATCAATTTGTAATTTGTAATCACCCTGAGGTAATTCAAATTCATTAAATATTTCATTTGGTTTTATATATATATTTGCAGTTATAGAAGTTCCTTCACCACTATATATTTTGAAATCATTTGATTCTGAAGTACCCACTTGTCTTACATTAAATTCATCCAATCCAGCACCAAATGGTGATGTATTTATACTAAAAGGAGTTCCAGAGGTGTAAGGGGTAGAATAAAATATAGCTTGACCATTTACACCTTTAGTTTCGTCCTCTAAAGTAACAATATTATTAATTGCTTCAGTTGGATAAATGGTTAAACGCATGTAATGCATCATCTGTACATTACTATTAAAATTACCAGCTTCTTGACTAATAACTAATTCTTTATCTTGTTGATTAAATTCAAATTCAAAATCAGGCATTACAATGCTCCATCTTTATTTCCAGTTTTCTTTGGAACTTTTATAAATGAATCTCTTCTCATATCTTGACCTTTTTTAACTTTTTTAATTTTATAGTCACCAATTAATAGTCCTTTGTTTGTATTACCACTCGTATCCAAAATAGATTTACCAGTTATATTTCCAGTATTTAATTCTAATTTACAACTTTGTTTTAATTCCAAGTCCTGATTATCAGTTATAAATATCTGTCCAACTGAACTTTCCTCTGGAAATTTATTTATATCACCACTCCAATAATTATAATCATCGTATTTACTTACAACTGAAGCGATTGGTATATTATCTACATTAACCCAATCTTGTATATCTTCTGGATATGTATATTGAGTTGGAAACGGTACATTATCTACAAATAAGTAATTAACTAACGCAGATATATCTGGTCTTCCGTTGACAATCCATGTAGTTATATCTAAAGTTTGAATAGCTCCGTCATTATTAATATCAAACTCATCAAAATATTTTGGAAATGGTAAAGTTGATAAATACTCTGGTGTTGTATCTGTAAATAAATTTGGTGGTTCATCTGAATCAACTATTTCAATATTTTTAATATCAAATGTTACCCCAACAGGTGCTTTTATTAAAAGTATGGATTGTTCATCTGATTGAGCGGTGTATGAGGCTTCAAGGGGATAAAATCCATTTAAAAGAGAACCATTATATATATCAATATGTGATAATTGAAAAAAAGTAGAAGTGGTTCTTTCATCCATATCAGTTCCATGTTGAAATTCAATTTGAGTTCCTTCTGGTATATCATCAGGACTTTCCCATTCATCATATATGTTAATTTCAAAATATAATTTATAAGTATGATTTCTTATGGTTTGAGCATAATCTGTAGAATATTCTATAGTCTCAGTAAAATTTGATGATGACCATCTAAGTCCATATAATTCATCATAATACCATTGTGATAATAAATTATTACCAAGATCAATACAACCCAATGGTAAACCATATTCGTCCCCAGCTATAAAACCATATGGTTGGTCAGATAAATCAAATAAATTTGTTTCTAAGTATTCTTCTTGTGTTTCAGTATTAAAAAAGTAACTTGAATTTTCTTGTGGAGAACTAAAAATAATGTCTTCAATATTAATTAATTTATTTATACCATATGGTTTGTTAAAATATCTACATTGTTCTAAATCCATTGTTTCAATATTTTTCCCCATTTCATCATTATCCAAATCATCAACTAAAAACTTTTCATCAATAATATCAAATTCACCTATTTTACCACCACTCAATGTATCTTGAATACTTTTTTTATATTTTGAATCATCACTAACACCACCAATGATAGGTGTTGTGAATGGCCATGGAATTGTTGTGTAGTTATTACCACCCACCTCACTAAAGTCTGGATATCTATTTGGTGGTATATCTAAATAAATTCTTGATGTACAGAGTTTCCATCTTCCAACTTCAAAATCTGGAGAATCATCTGCTCCACCATTACCATCAAAAACACTAAACATTATGTATTTAATATTTTTAATTCCAGGTGTGGTATAAATATTATTTAATTTAGGTATATCATAATTTAAACTTGAATTATAAACAAATGTAAGCTTATATAAATTTTGATTTTGTAATTCTAAATAATCAAATACATTTTCAGGTCTTGATTCTAACCAATCATCAATGGTTTTAAATTTATCATCTGTATCATTCCAATCAATTACAAAATAATAATATTTTAAATCAATATTTGGTGGTAAAACATTACCATCAGGATTTACAAAATCAATATCAAAAGTAACATTCAATGGAGCAGATGCTCTCATAATTGAATTAAAACCAATATTATAACTTTGTAAATCTACATAATTGTAACCAAGTTGATTATTTTGACTAAATCCAAATGTTGTTATTGGGATGAAATCAAGATGTCTCGATGATGCATCAGAACTATTAGAATCCTGTATGTTATCAAGTTGTAGTTTTGGATTCAAAAAACCCACCCATTCAAAATCTTTTAAGGTATTTTCATTTATTGAATTTGCAGGTAAAACTTCAGATATAATATTTTCATAATTTGAAACACCTGGAAAAATATTTTTAACACCAGCTGATGTGTTAATGTTTAATCTAAGATTGGTTACTCTCCAAGCAGCTTGCTGAGCTCCACCTCCACCATCGCCAGTTCTTGAGGTGGTAGCTGAAGTGAAATTAAGTTGGGTAACTTTACCTACATCGATAGTACCTACTTTATCAAATAAATCAGTATTACTGATTTTAAAAACATCATATCTTCTTTTTCTCTCATCAGTATTAATTGGCCAAAACACTTTTTTATGACCTTTCATATAAATAACAATATAAATAGGATTAATTTCTCGCTGATTAAATAAACTGGTTAATAAATCTGCTTCAGCTATAGTACTAAGCTCAAATGCTTCAGGTAAATCATCTACTGCCATAGTCATTCCCTCAATATCCCCCAGTTCAACATTATCTGAATCAGAACTGAAGTTAGAAACTATTGGAGTTTGTTCTACCTCAACGATGTTTCCAATATCAGTTCCTTGAGATTTATTACCAAATCCTTGTGAATAAAATTTCCACTCGTCTTTCATTTTATTTTTTATTGTACTATATCCATCTTGCGATGGATCACCTCCATAAGCTTTTCCAGAAAATATCCAACCAATGATATGATTACTTTTTGTCGTACCATCCACACCAGTGTTGGAAATATATAAATTTTCAATATGTATACGAGAGTCACCTTCAAATTTAAGATTCTTTTCAATAATAGCTTCATTTACTTCATCACCAACACAATTAGTAAATAAATCTTTATTTTGAAACTTATCATTATTTTTTGGTAAACCAGTTGAATTTTCATATTCATATTCACCATCATCTTGATTATCATCTTGATTAAAATTATATTGACTCCTATCACCCAATTTAGGTTGATTGACTATTATTCGTTTATCATAGGATATTAAAGGATTAACCACTGGAATTGGTTGTGGTAGTGATGGTTCACCAGTTCCACCACCTGTTGGTTCATCAATTGGAGGAAGAGGAGTATTTGGTGGATACTCTTCAGTAAGTATAAAATTCAATATTTCATTACCAATATCAGGTCTTCCAACTTGATTCCAATTACTTACGTCTCTAATAGTTAATTCACCATCATTGTTTCCATCATAATCTTCAAAATAAACTGGATCTGAAGAACCATCATATCCAGCTAAATCACCAAGTATAGACTCTTCAGCAGATTGAAGAGTATCGTGAAGCTCTACTAAATCACCTGATGTATGATAACCAGCACTTGTTGTTCCAACTCCCCTTTCTACTTCTATATTAACCAAAGGATTATCAGTACTGAAACTTGGATAAACACCAATAACATAAGTGGGATATGATTCTTCTACTATCCATCTTGTAATCTTTATTATTTCAGCATCTTGACCAAAATTTGCATGTATTGCTAAATAATAATCATTGAAGAAGTCGTCTGTGTTAAAGTTTTGTTGAGAACCAAAAAATGTATTATCAGTAAATTGTTGATAAGGAGAAAAATCTAGTGAACTTGGATTAGATGGATCTGCAGAAAAATTATAACCAATGTAAGCATTATAATAACCACCAACCACAAGTAGAGTGGATGAAGGATTATAAAAACTCGTTGGAAAATTAGAGTTATTATATAATGATGGTTGAGTTGAATTAACCAATCCAGATAAAGTAGTTTGTCCAATAAAAGCCATTAAAACGCCCCATTCTGTTTAGATGTTTTGAATATACTTTTTAATTTATTTTTTTCCACCCTTAAAGTTTCTTCATCAAATTTAGGATTAAAATCTTGAATTGATAAACCATAATTTTTATTTCCACTTTTATCATTAAAAACTTCAACATCATTTTTTTCATTAACAATGTTTATTAATAAATTTTTATTTGATTCTTTTTCATCAGTTATTGGGCCATTTAATGGAAATAATATTTTATTATTTGGATAAGTATGAGGTAATACATTTCCATTATCATCTGTTTTAACCTCTAAAAATCTACCATCCAAACCATACTTTGGTAATACAGGATAATAAGGAATATTTTCATTTTCATCTGGTAACCAATCTTGTTGTGAAAAAATATCTATAAATTCATCACTCACTCCCTCTCTATTGAAAATAGAATAATTTTGAGGAATAATGTTTTTCCAATATCTTGGATGAATAGGAACACCAAAATCTGTTTCTGTGTTTTCTATAATGGAATCTTCGATTGGTGCTGGAGCTGTTGTAACAGGTATGATTATTTCTATAACTGATTGAGGTGGAATATTTAATGATATACCTGATTTCATATCTGACCAAGTTGCATCGTCATCTATACTTTGTTCAAACCAATATAATGTTACAAGTTCTGGATGAGTGAATTGTTTACTTGTTGCAGATTCATTTACTATCTGAATCCATTTTGGGTTATTTGGTGGTGGTGTGTATTCTTCAATTTCGTTTCGATAATTAGATAAATCAACATCTGTAAGAGAACCAAACCAATCAAATCCTTCATAATAAGTTGCTGTACCATCATTTGATGATTTTACAAACAATCCATCTATAGAGGTATTGAAATAACTTGGATTGAAAAATTCTACAATTGTACCAGGTATGAAATCTTCACCTATTGTTTCCTCTATGTCTTCTGTGTCTTGTTCATTAAGAGTTCCTTCAAATCCAAATAATTCCCAAATTGATTTTGGTTCATTGTAATATTTTACATTTGTTAAATCACAATCTCCAATTCCTTTTCCTAATTCTTCTTTTATTGGTGAGATACCATTGTATATTATTTTGTCTGGCTCAACATAAGTATCAGGTAATATTGGCCAATATATACCTTCTACATCATCTTCGGGTATGAGTGTGTTACCACCAATTAACATAAATGAATAAGTTTTTCCCGTTTCAAGTCCATCATTTAATAAATTACCAACCCAAGGATCTATATCAGGAGGCATATTGATGGCACGAGCTGCAACTGCACCATCACTTCTATCAATCCTTATTACTTCCATTGGTATATTATCTTCATTTATTTCTAAATCTTGAACTGGCCAAACTAATGTTTGATTATTAAAAAGATTATATGGATTAGCTAATGATTGAATTGCATCCCAATAAAATCCATCAACATTTACATTAAATCTATAAGTATTTCCTGTTACTAATGTTAGTAATGTTCCTGCAAATCCTACATCTTCAATGTACAAGGTACTCAAATTATTTTCATTATCCGTTATTGCAAATATACCCTCTGTGGGTGCAGCTGGAAAATTAGGGTTACCATTATCATCAAATAGATTTAAATCAGGGCCTGGCCATTCAAGGGTATTATATGTATCATAAAATGGATCACCAATTGTCCCCATATATAATAAATAAGGAGGTACTGAATCACCAAAAACAATTCTAGGAATCATATAACTTGGTAATACTTCTAAATCAGAATCACTTTGGTTTTCCATTTTTAAAAGAGCTAATTCAGTTTTTAACTTATCACTTTTGTTTTTAAACTCTATACTTATTTTTGGTCTTGGTATTGTGTTGTATTTTATATCCGAGATACTACTCCATTCATTTACATAATCAGGATATATCCAATTAGGACCACCTGTATCAATTCCTGTTCTAAGTTCAAATAAAAATGTTCTAATGTCTGGTCTACCAGCTGCTGGGTCGTCAACATAGACGACTTTACCATACCAAAGTAGTTCATCTTCAGTAAAATCAGAAGAAAAATTATCGTCAATAAGACCATTTTGATTAATATCAAACTCTTCAATGTATTTTGGAAATGGTAAATTTGATAAAGTTTCTATCTGTTGATTCATATCTTCTGGAGTATAATCATCAGGTAATGGTTCAAAATCATTATTTATAAAATCCTCTATATTTCTTAATTCTTCAACTTGTGTGTCGTCATCAGTTTCTATTTTATTCAGAAAACCAAGTTGTCTTTTTATTGATTTATAATAATTACTTTGTTTTGATATTCCACCTATGATTGGTACAGTGCTTTTATATGGAATAAATGAATAACCATCACTTCCAAAATATTGAAAATCTTCATCCAATCCAGGATTAACATTAATTCTTAATTTAAATTTTTTATTATGTACAACACCTTGTATTTCACCTTTATTATTAACTTTTACTCGCATCATCAGTCCAGTAACTTCAAACACACCATTGGTTTCATATGTATGATATAATGCTTTTTCTTCATCTATTTGTTCAGGTTTAGATGTAAATTCATTTGGTGTTCCATCACCCCAATTAACATCATAGATATAAAATCTACCTTCTTTAAAATCTTGATAAATCGGTAGTCTTTCTACAAATGTTTCATCGGTTGGATATTGTGGATAAAAATAAAATTGAGCCTCCAATGGACCTATTGTATCTTTATATTTTTCAGGTTCTATTTCTTTATCATAATATTTTGTTAAATCTGCACTACCATATTTACCAACAGATAATTTTTTTCTAACATCCACTTCAGGAATGAACTCATATGATTCAAAACATTCAATGTCATCAATCAATACTCTACCTCTAAAATTATTTCCAGATTGTAAGAATAAATGTAAATTACCCAAACCACCAGTTGGAAATTCAGATTCATTATCAATGTATTGATCTATTCCAATTATACCTTGTACACCCTCTATAGTATCTGCATATAATCTAGCTATAATAAAACATTCATCATTTGGAGTAAATTGTCTTCCAGAACTATAACCTAAATCATTATCGTAACTCCATCTTTCCCCATCCCAATAAGTTACAAACATCTCTGGTTGTCTATTTTGAAAATCACCATCTGTCAATTCCACCCCTTGTCCTATATTACTACCAACATACATTAAATAAGCTTCAAGAAATCTACCATTAGATTGAAGTCCTGTTGTCTGAGCACCACCATCTGGATCACCTAAAGCACTCCATATTGTCATATACCCTAAAGTTCCTGCTGGACTACATGTTACCGTAACTTCTTCTCCACTTGGAGAAGTCATATAAAATTTATCACCTGGTATTAGTGTATCAGTTGATTTATAACCTGGAACTTTAAAATATATTTCACCTAGATTGTGGGTTGGACCTCCATAACCAACTTGATCTCCTGAAGCTATGGCCATATTATTAAGTAAAATTTCCACCTCTCCTTGATTGTATTCTTGGTTTCCTTGTTCACCAAATGTACCACCATAAGGAACTCCATATATTTCTTTACGATTTAAATGGTCTTCTGTTAAATTAAAATTAAATTCAAAAGTTTCCCATTCATTCATAATTGAATTTTGAAATCTATTCTGTCCACCATTTGGAGAATATCTTTTATCCTCATAAGTATCACCATTGAAGTATCTATTTGAATTAAATTTACCACTTGGTAAAAGCTCTAAGTCAGAATTTGAAAAATAATTTGGTAATGAATTAACACCTGTTTTTGGTGTTTCATTCCATTGTGATGGTAAAACACCAACTTCAACTTGAGGCGCATAACCTAAATCTTCATCTAATGGATTTTGAAAAAACAACTCACTTTCATCAGCGTCAGAAATTGTATTACCAGGTGGAAAAACAAGTGTTGTTTTCATTTTAAATCTTATTTTCAATGAACTGTATGGATTAATAATTTCATCATTGAATTTATCATAAATTTTTTGTACTTGATTCAATACTCTGTATTGATTATTTTCTTCTTTAATATCACTCTCTAATGGGAAATTAGTCTGTAGTTCACCATTCAGATGAATATCATCTTTATAAAACCAATTCCAAATATGTTTACCAGTCTGGTTATTACCATCAGTATATGCAAATTGTCGCTGATAAGCTTTATCCCATATCCATAAATTCATAAAACATAAACATCTATTATTTGAGTAAGCTTCATCACTTACTATCCAAGATGCTATATGAGGAGCATTACCCGCATCAAAGCGCCAAGTTTGGTAATCACCTTCACTAAAATTGTTTATTTCACCATCAGCTAAATCATCCTCTATATCTTGCTGTGTGATTGTACCACCTTGAAATCTTTCCATATACGCTAACCAACCACCACTAATGGTATAACCCGAGTTATTAATATAATCGTCAAAACCTCCCCAATAATTAAAACCCGTTGAACCATCTATTTCCAATGATAAAGGAATGTAATTACATTTACCACCATAAGGTAAAAATCCTTGTTCATCTGAATTTGAAAAATCTAATGTAGAAGAATCATATAAAGATAAAAATCTCCAATTATTTTCAGGTTGTACAAAAAACACTTGAGTTTGTTCATTTATTCCAGCTGAATATGTATATGATAATAAGTTTTTTTCTATAAATTTACAATCACCATTTTTTACTAAATTTGTTTTTGTTATTCCTATAAATGGAGCTGAAGCAATATCTGGAAAATTATCAGAAGCAAAATTATCATCATCGAATGAAAACATACCTAATTCAATTCTACCATCTTGATTTGAATCTAAAAGTCCTTGATTTGTATTTTGAAAACTACCTGTATTAATATCCATTCCACTATATGGGTCATATGGATTTAATAGTGTTTGTTCAATCGTAACACCATCAACACCGAATCCTTTTGAAAATGATTCTGAAAGAAAACTCATTTTAATCTACCTTAAAACCACGAGCTCGTAGTAAGTCTGATTTAGATATTATTTCAACTTTACATCTATTTCCTAAACCTGAGTAAGATGTGTAGGATTCACCATCAGCTTGAATATGATTTAACCAATAATCTGGATTTGTATTATTGAAATCAGAATTATCTTCATCAACATTAGGATTAAACGAAGCACATATAAAATACCATTCATTAAAATCTTCAGGTATGTAGGTTGATTGTAAAAGTCTTAATTCATCAGTTCCAAAATTTGGATTAATTTCACCTACATTGTATGACTTCCTACCATTTCCAATTACATTACCACCAAATGTTAAATCACCACCTAACCCAATATGAGAATCTCTTAATCCAACATCATCACCTGTTAGTGTTACATCACCGGACTCTCTAACTTGTAATCTAACGAATCTAGCAACATCTGAATCTTTGAATATTCTTTCATCATAACCAGGTCCTAGTTGAAATGTTCCTTCCTCAACAACTTGACCCCAAGTTCTGTCTGGAGCTGAAGTTGAATATAAATCATTTTTATTCAATACATAAGTTTCTAATTTAAATCCAAATGGATTTTCTTCTCTTAATGGATTACCAAAATTAAACAATGTACCCTCTGATACTTTATCTAAAAATTTAACCCACATTGATATTGTAAAACCTGTTTCTAAATAATCTCTCGTAATTGGATTTAAACCCTCGACAAATTCTTGATTTGTATTACGAATAATAATACCTTGATTTGGATTTCTGAATTGTAAATATCCACTTGATTGATTTCGATATTCAGGTCTATCATCTTGGGGAGTAATTGGTTCTTCCAATATATCTGTTAAATAAGGTAAAACTCTATTGTAAATATCTTCAATTGTTCTATTTTGATTTGTAGAATTTGGATCTACTACACCACTACCTTGTTTTAATCTATGAAAGTATGCATCTTCTTCATCAATGAATCCATCTGGCATATCTTGAGCGTATGAAATACTATTATTTTTAGTATATGTAAGTGAATTAATCCAATTACCATCTGCATCTCTATCAACTCTACCATCTTCATCTTCATCAAATTCAGGTAATGTTGGTGGAAGTAATGCATTTAATTCTTGAAAGAATCTAATGATTCTAGCTTGTCTTGTATCACCTGTTGGTAGTAATTCAAATATATTTGTATCTAAAAATTCTTCAGCTTTATCAATATCCACTATGGATTTTAATTTTTGTAATGGTATGAATTGACTTGTATTTGAAAATATTCCATCACCTACAATTAAATCAGTAATATCTATACCTCCAGTTGGAAATCCACCACCTACAATTGATATAACTATAAATCTATTATCACCTGTATTTACATTTTCTGAACTAACAACTTTTATTGAGTACTCACCAACAATTCTATCAGCTATATTTTGTAATTTACTTACAACCTCACCACTATTTAATTCAATTGTTTCTTCTAAATCTTCTTCATTAGCCCTTATATCTTTTTGAAAAAGAGCTAATACACCTTCACCTTGTCCTCTTTGTAATTGTCCATTACGAATAAATTTTTGATTTTTTTCTACATCAGACGTATCGATAGATGGACTTTCTATTAAAGCATCAGCAATTAAATCTAAAAGTTTTTCTAAATCTCCTGTACCTACAGGTCTAGTGTTAAGAGTGTTAAGATTGGTATCTTCTGGTCCATATTTATAATCAGCCATAATTTATTTCCTTTTCACTACAAATTCAAAATCATCATCAAACACTTGTTCTTGTCCATCATCATATTTTAATTTCAATAAAATTTTATAAACCCTATCAGGATAAAATCCATCTAAGTATTGTATAAAATAATTTGAGTCACTATCACAACTAAGTTTTGTATAACTAACTCCCTCTTTATCTTCAAAGGGAACAATGAACTCATCAGTAGCAATATCTTTAATTGCATATGAACCACTACCATTGGTTATAAAGGAACCAGTTACATTTTGAACTGATGTATTAAAAGTTTTTTGAATGTATCTTTTTCTAGCACCAACTCTAAACTTAACTCTCTCACCTACTTTATATTCCTCCCTTAAACCTTTCATATATAAAAAGTTATCAGCTAATCCACTCATTGTTAATTCATTTAATGAACCAGTAGAGAATGATGAATCATCCCACCTGACTTCGAGTTTAGGTGAATAAATCGTATGTGTGTTTCTTGAGAAGAATTTTAGATGTCCGAAATGAGTTGAATCGGTTTCTTGTGTTCCATTAAATCTAATTAACATACCATAGTTTTGTTCTTCACCATTTAACCACATACGAAACATATTAGTTACATCAACATTTATATCAGGTGATTCATTTTCAAATACTTGTGCAGAAGCACTAACAGTTAATACAGTAGTACCTGCATTAGCCCAAGCAGTAGCAGTTCCACCAATTGGATTTGTACGATTCTCCCAACTACACCCATCTGTATTTTTAGGATTGTCACTAAACTTACCACTACCTTCTTTCCAAGATTGTGATATTGGTTGAATAGCTAATCTGTAAGATGTATCGTTCAGTTCAGCATTACCTTCGGCTTCATAAAGTCTTAAATAAACTTTAGTACCACTTACACCAGTTGGTGATTTAGGTTGAGGTATAGTCCCATCAGCAATTGATTTAGATAACTCTGTAAATTCCGTTCCACTAAAATTAACTAATGCTCTTGTTGGATGATCAAATGTATTATTAAAAAATTCTTTTTTGACTTCAAGTATTTGGTCTCTTCCAAAGTTTTGGTCTCTAAAGGATTCACCTGTTATAGTTGACGAACCACTTGAAATCCAAGTGTCCTGTGATGGAAAAATAAAATGATGCATTATCTAACCCTCCCTTGTATGTTTTGATTTGGATTCTTTAATTCAAAAACCGTTGGTGTTGATGTGTTTGGTGGTAATACAATTGTACCATCAGTAGATAGTGCAGTTTGAAAATTATATTTATAACCATAACCAGCAGTACCTTCACCATTGTCTCCTGACTGGTCTACAAATCCACCATCTATTGTACCATCACCATCTATATCAGCTCCCTCACCAGATGAACTAAATGAATAAGTGTATGTTGGTGAATTTAATACTTCATCATTACCAATATAATCTTCATATTGAGTCAATGTGACATGTCCTATTGAACGAACTCCTTCAACGCCCATTAATTCAAATTCTAAATTAGATTTAAAAATGGGTTGATTGAATTGCATTTTTTCAATTCTAAAATAATCTTTTATTTTTTGTATACAATTTAATTTAACTTCTTGTTTATTTGCATACTTTTCAGCTATTACATCAAATATAACACCGAAGTTTACAATGTACCCATCGTGGATTGCCACCACATCTGTCATTAATTTAAAGTTTTCTAAATATCTTTTTATATTCGTTGTAAGTGTTAATGGTAAATTATCAGTTGTTCCCAATGCATTTGAATTTGCGTTACCAATTAATTGTTTTTTATTATTATACCCCAATACATAAATGTTTATTGTTCCCAATTCTAATTCTCTAGCTAAATCACTTAAAATTATGTCTGGTGTTTGTGGTGGTAAATTATCAGAAACAGTAATATTATTAAGATAGCCAAAAATTGCAGTTATTATACCAGGTACATTATTACCTTGAACCTGTTCAGCAAATTCTGTACTTTGCATATACTCTTGAACATTTCCAATTTGAGTATTAAGATTCCCAATAAGTAAATTCCTAAAGTTCAAAGTATCTGCAATATAGTCTTGTAGTGCGGTTAAATTGGACTCACCTGCAATTGTAGGAGCTTCTCTTGTCACATATGCTTTTGCAATATTTCCATACTTTGCTGGAACATTCAATACTCTAGCTTCATAATCTTCTTTAGTAACACATCTGTTTTGTGTTGTGAAGAACGCTTTAGCTCTTTCCTTTATTTCAATTGTATCCTCTTCATCTTTACCACCACGAGCTGGAGTGTTGTTTGTAACACTCGTTAATGTTGAAGAACCTAAAGTAGGTGTCGTGGTTGGTAAAGTTGTTATGTCACCAGCTTGAACATTTGAATTAATTCCACCACCAACACGATAAGTAATGGTTAAAGTTGTTTGATTTGGCGTTTCACCAAGTGTTGAATACTCATCACCCAACAATGGATTAATTGATTGATTTAAATCATTTGTTTGACCAGGTATTACAATACCAACTTGTTCCATATCAATAAAACCTTCATCAACAAGTTGTCCATCTTTTAATACTCCATTACCAAACACAAGTGAAGTTGTATTATCGTTATTTGTTTCACGAGTAAATCTTTTTGTTGTTGTGATATAAGTTAATGAATAAGGAACAGCTTCAATTGATGTATTTCCTTGAAAGTCAACATATGCAGATTCTCTGTTTATATCATCAGAATAATGAGTAGAGATTGGAACTTTATCTTGTGCTAAGAAATCCACTTCATACCAATTCTGATTATTTGAATCCACGCAAGAAATAATGTCAACAACATTTGTATCAGGTATGGTAATGGTTTTAAATTTTTCAGGTATTCCCACTTGAAATGTAATTGTTTTTTGTGTCGCACTAACAGCTCTTGTGGTTCTTGATAATGTATATGTTGAAGCTAAACCACTAGCATCTGTTGTTCCAATTGTTTCAGTATCATTTGATTCTGTAATTCTAAAATCAATTGGTTCTAATGTTGTAAAAATAACATCTGAATTAACTGACGATACTAATTCAATACCAGCATCAAACATACCTGCATGTGAATAATCTACGTTTGATGGATCTCCACTTGAAACATTTACATTAGAGGTAAAAGTTAAATCTACAAAAGATGGAACGATTGGTTTTACTTTATAACCAAACATTTTAGCCATTGTGATTATGTTTCTTCTTTCTTCTGCCAATGGTAATAACATCTCACGATATTGTTGGTCGATATAAAATGATAGTGTGTCACCAACATATGCATTCATTTCCAATAACATCATACCAGGTGATGTTTCATTGAAATCACGATATGTATCTGGAAAATAAGATTTAGCATAATTCATTAATGATTGTTTTAATGCTGTAAAATCTTTATTTAAATAATTTACATTTGATTCTTTAAAATTTTCTTTACCATATGTTGGCATTTTTTATCTCCAATTAATATCCACCACCACTTGTTGTATTTGATTCTGGTTCTGTTATATCACTACTAAAATCTAAAGTGATAGAATCCAAAGTGTTTGGGTCCTGTTTAATGTTAAATAATATCTTTACTCTAATTTCGTTTACTCCAATGTCTGTAGTGTTATCTCTACTTAAAACTTGAATATCTCTTACCTCAACAAAAGGTAACCAAAATTCTATTTTATCTAATATAGCATCTTGTACACCAATTAAATTTTCATTTGTAATATGTTCAAATAATAATGTCCTTAAATTTAAACCTAAGTTAGGTTGAAAAAATCTTTCACCTTCATTGGTTTGTAATAAATTTCTTATATTGTTTTTTACAGCTTCAATAGTGGTTGAAGTTGATGCAAAAAATCCATCTAACCCATCACCTCTACGAATTGGTAAATCAATACCAATTTTTACTTTAGTATCATTATCCTCAATATAAGGTTTCCTTGATGTATCTTTAATAGCCATTATAATAAGTCCTCAATATCTTCTCTAATTAACTTAACAGTTGTAAATTCTCGTTGGCCATTTTCATCCTCTACATCAAAATCATCCTCTGAATCAGGTGGTTCTCCAATAAATACATAACCAGTTGATTCTAATCCACCATCATCTTTACCTAAATCTAAAGGTGGTAATATTGAACCACCCTTCAATAGAGGAGTAACAGCTTTTTCTATTTCACCTTCTAAATTATCAATTAACGCACCAAGTCCAAGTGGGTCACCTATTTTTTTTAAAGTTTTTAAAACAGGTTGATATTCACCTAATAAAGTTTCTAATTCAACATTTACCAATTGTTCTGGTATTCTAAATTTATCCATAACAACAGGAGCATTTAATTGTGTAATTCTAAACTCACATTGAGTTAAAAAATTAGCTATCGCTTCCGTTTGATAATGAGCTAATCTTTCTGAAAAAGTTCCATCTGATAAATCAGGTGGTTCTTCAACTCCAGCATCAGCTGATGCTTGTAATATCGCATCTAATAAATCTGCTTTTAATCCCATTGTTATTTTCCGTATTTTTGTTTTTGTTTTTCATCAGTTTTTTTTAAAACTTCTCTATAATCTTTATTTAAGAATTGTGACATTGGGTCACTAGATGGAACTTGTTGTGGTGATGTATTCATCATATCACCATATTGTCTACCAACTAATTCATTCATTCTATCAGTTGTAAACTCACTACCCCCCAATGTTTTCCATTCACCATCTTGAGCTGTTTCATTCAATACATCATTCAATACTGAATTATTTGTAAATGATTTTTTTTCAACTATTTTTTTAGGTTGTGGTTGAGATTCAATTGGTTGTCTTAATTCAGCTATTACTTCTTGAATTGCCATAGCAACTTCTTCTCTAACGATTTGTCTTATTGTTTTTCTTGTAGTTGTTTTCTTTTTCATAACTATCCTTGTTCTATTTTATGTTTTGTACTTGTAATGTTTAAAATTTTTGTTCTAATACTTTGTATGTCCGGTTCTATTGTTGGTAATGGTGATTGATTACCCAGTTGAGTCAATATTGTAATTGATGGTATTAAATCTATAATATCAGATAACACCTCTTGTAATTTTTCACCCAATACCATTGGCTCCATAGTAGCTTTATTAGGATTACCAATGTTTACATTTTTTGATAAGATATTTAAACTTGTATCTGAACCAATTGATAAATGTCTTCCAGCACCAATGTGAATATCTTTAATTGATGAAACAAAAATATCATCAAGTTTTGAATTTAAAGTTATTCTATCTGAATGTAACAACATTTGGTTACCATCATATCCATAAATAGTTTCTTGAATATCAGCTCCATTATTTAAATTAGATTGAATATCACCAATTGGATATGTATTGTTTTCAACACCATCCGAAGCTAATGTAAAACCAAATACTCTCTCGTTTGATGATTCTTCAAATTCTAAAGTACCCTTGACATAACTTGGAAAGTGTTGAGCTAATGTCCCATTTGAAGTTATAGTTACTAAACTACCATCACCTAAAGTTTCAGAATAATTACCACTACCTCTATCATTTGAGATAAAAATATATGGGTTATTACTTCTACTACCAACACGAATACTATTACCGTGTCTGCCTTCAATCATATAATCACCAACAACTTCATTAATTATTTTTCCATAATCTAAATCTTCGTTTCTAAATTTTTCCAATCTACTATATAAAACTTCTTTATTAAAATTTAAACTTTCACCTTTTTCACCCCTTTGTGTATTTTGTAATGTATCTGAATTACTCATAGTTAATTCTTTTTTATAATTTAAATCATCATTCCATGTTGGACTATTATTAATCGTGTTTAAAGGCCCGAGATAATAATTTATTTTTCCTATTGTACATAATAAAACTGGATCTCCCTTTGATGGTACATCTCCGTGATTTCTCAATAGAGGAAAATATCTACTATCTTCACTAAAAGATTGTTGTCTTCTTTTTCCAGTTGTATTTGGAACATGTGATACAGCATAAATGGAGTTAATCGTCTGGTCACCCTTGTAACCAAATGACTCTACAGAATGTACAGCTTGTGCACAATATCCAGGTACGAATTGTAAAAATACAGGTACAGAATATTCTTTACCTGCAAATCCTTTTACTTTTTGTCCTGAGAATGTTGTAAATGTTGAACCCATTTAACTCTCCGAATATCCTTTTGAAATAGTTTTGTCTTTTATTGTTTCAAGTCTTTGACTTTCTTTTTGTAAATCATCTACTGTATCTTGAAGTGTTCCCATTAATTCTTCTTTTTCTTCATCACTTAATAACATTGATTCATCAGAATCACCTTGTGATTTAGAAATAATTCTTTGTAATACACCAGCAAGTTTTACCAAGTGTTCA